ATGGTAGCAGGTGGAGACATTGCAGCAGACCAATACTTATATCTTGTAGGTCAAGGTACAGGTCATGCGGCTTATACAGCAGGTCGTTTCATTATTGAAATTACTGGCTACGATATAGCATCATAAGGAGTAAATTATGGCAGATGCAGTAACATCAACAACTATAGTAGATGGTGAAAGACTGGCTGTAATTCAGCTTACAAATACCTCTGATGGCACAGGCGAGTCTGCTGTCACCAAAGTAGATGTAAGCGCCTTATCATCAAGTAGTAATGGGCAAGCATGCACAGGCGTAAAGCTTGGAAAGATTGTTTATTCTACTTTTGGCATGAGTGCAAGGCTCTTATGGGTTGCTGACACCAATACTGTGTGTTGGGACCTAAACTCTGACTATGCAGATTCAGAAGATTTTTCTGAGTTTGGTGGTATTTTAAATACTGCTGCAGCTAGTGGAAAAACTGGAGACATAGCCTTAACCACAACTGGTCATACCAGTGGTGATACCTATGTCATAGTCCTTACACTTATTAAGAACTACGGTTAAAATTTCTCATGGCAGTAAAAAAGCCTAGAAAAAAAGCCAAGCCTATAAAGAAGACGACTGGAAAGGGCGGTAATTACCGCCCTACCAAGTCAGGTGCGGGCATGACCAAGAAAGGTGTGAAAGCTTATAGAAAGGCTAATCCCGGGTCAAAGCTCAAAACAGCCGTAACAGGCAAAGTTAAAAAAGGTAGCAAGGCAGCTAAAAGACGTAAGTCTTATTGCGCAAGGTCTTTAGGACAATTAAAGCGTAGCTCTGCTAAAACTAGAAACGACCCTAATTCAAGAATTAGGCAAGCAAGAAAAAGGTGGAAGTGCTAATGGCTAAATCAAAAACACCAAGCAATGTAACCAATAAAAGTTTATATAGCAAAGTAAAATCAGAAGCAAAAAGAAAATTTGACGTTTACCCGTCTGCTTATGCAAATGCTTGGCTTGTAAAAACATACAAGAAAAGAGGCGGTAAATACTCGGGAGCTAAAAAAGCTGCAACAGGTGGTGTCATAAAGGCAAGCACAGGTGGTTTTATAGCAAAGGGTTGTGGTGCTGTCATGGAGCCTAGAAGAAAAGTTACCAAAATGCGTGGTAGGTAATGGGTTTAGGTAAGTGGTTTAAAGAAGAATGGGTTGACATAGGCTCACCAAAAAAGGGTGGTGGCTATGAGAGTTGTGGTAGAAAAAAAACCAAAGGCTCTAAAAGAAAATACCCTAAATGCGTACCCAAAGCAGTTGCTAATAGAATGTCCAAGTCAGAAAAAAAATCAGCAGTAAGTAGAAAAAGGTCAAAAAAACAAGGAGTTGGTGGTAAGCCAACTAATGTAAAAACATTTACAAAATGATTACGCAGGCTTCCATAAAGGAAGAAATTAGAGATTGGTCAAAAGAGGTTTTAGAAACTGAAGACCCTGTATGTCCTTTTGCTAAAAAAACATGGGAAAAAGAAAAGGTAAATGTAATTTTATCTCAATGTATTCATTGGACAGATTTAATTGACATAAGTAAAGATTTTCCCAAAGATAAGGATGTTGTTATATATTGCGATTTAAACATGGATGTTGATGCTTTTCATTTTGACAGCAGAATATTGATGTTAAACTCTTACTTGCAACCGCATAACCTTTGGGTAATGGGGTTTCATCAAGACCATGAAGCAAAAGAAGTGGTAGAGCAAGAACATTTTGAACCACATTTTGAAGAAAGCTATAACATGGTCTTTATGCAAAGATTAGATGAATTAAACAAAGCGTCTGAAAGATTGCAAAAAATAGGTTATTATAATAATTGGAATGTAGAAGATTTCCAAAATATTTTAAAAAGAAGGAGTAAATAATGGCAAAATCATTAAAAGGACTTAAGAAGTTAGTAGGCGGATTGTCAAACTCAGATAAATCTGAATTAGCTAAATCCATGAAAGACAGCAGTGTTGTTAAAATGGCAGGCGGTGGAGCTATGCCAAAATCAGGTGTTGTAAAGATGATGGGTGGCGGCAAAGCAGGCGTTAAAAAAATGCGTATGGGTGGCAAAGCAGGCGTTAAAAAAATGCGTATGGGTGGCAAAGCAGGCGTTAAAAAACTTGGCAGAGGCGGAAAACTTAAGAAGTAAATTATGGCAGTATCAGGCTCAAAAAACTTTGAACTAGATGTAGCCGATTACATTGAAGAGGCGTTTGAAAGGTGTGGCTTAGAGCTAAGAACTGCTTACGACCTAAGAACAGCTAGAAGAAGTCTTAATTTATTGTTGGCTGAATGGGCAAACCGTGGTCTTAACCAGTGGACTATAAAAGAAAAAACCATAACCATGGTTGCAGGTACAACATCTTATAATATTGACCAAACAGATAGCACAGCAGCAATTGATGTCTTAGATGCATTTATGAGACAAACTGTAAATTCTGAAAACTCAGACATACAAATGACTAGGCTTTCAAGAAGTGATTATTCTGCTGTACCCAACAAATCATCCACAGGAACGCCTTTGCAGTTTTTTGTAGATAAACAAATATCACCAACAATAAGCGTATATCCAACCCCGGATGCAAATACTACATATACTGTGCATTTAAACGTGCTTACTAGAATGGATGATGTAGATGCAGCTACTAACACATTACAGTTACCATTTAGGTTTTATCCATGTTTAGCAGCAGGTCTTGCTTACTACATATCAATTAAAAAAAGTCCTGACAGAACTGGGTTACTTAAACAAATATATGAGGAAGAGTTCCAAAGAGCTTTAGATACAGATGAAGACAGAGCTTCTTTCAGCATAACCCCTGATATATCAAGCTATAACATCGCATAATGGCTTTTGCATCTAACAAAAATGCTTATGCAATTTGCGATAGATGTGGCTTTAGATATGGTCTAAGAGAATTGCGCAAAGAATGGAATGGTTTAAAAACATGTCCTGAATGTTACGAGTCTAAGCATCCTCAGTTAAATCCAGTCAAAAAGATTGCTGACCCTCAAGCTTTAAGAGAGCCAAGACCTGATACAAGCGTATCGCCCACAAGTTTCACGGTATATACAAACTATGACTTAGGCATTATAGGTCAAAAATTAACCATACCTGACAGCATGACAAGTGCCGTAGGGACAGTTACAATAACAACATCATGAGTTTTACATTATCAACATTAAAAACTACGATACAAGATTATTTAGAAAGTGATGAAACAACTTTTGTAAATAACCTTAATACTATTATCTTACAAGCAGAAGAAAGAATACTTAAATCAGTACAGATACCCGACCAAAGAAAAAATGTACAGGGTAATGTTTCACAGGATAATAGATTTTTAAATACACCTGCTGATTTTCTAGCACCTTTTTCATTGGCTGTTATAAGCTCAAACAACTATGATTACTTAGACTTAAAACACAACTCTTTTATAAAAGAATTTGTAACCGATACAACCACAAGAGGGAAGCCAAGATATTACGCTATATTTGACCAAGGTTCTTTTGAGATAGCTCCTGTTCCTGACACAAACTATTCTATGGAATTACATTATTTAGCACAGCCTGCATCATTAACTGCGGGTGGCGACTCAGGAACCACATATTTGTCTACAGATGCACCTGACACCTTGCTATACGGTTGTTTATTAGAGGGTGCGGTATTTTTAAAGCTAGACCCAAATGATATTGGTTTGTATGAAGCAAGATTTAAAGAAAGTTTACTAAGATTAAAGAACCTAGGCGAAGGAAGAGATACTAGGGACGAAATGAGGTATGATTCACTAAGAACAAATGTAACATAAGTTTCAGTTAAGGAGAGATAATATGAAACCAATCAAAAAACTAAAAGGTAAAACTGTAGCTATTGTCGGTCTAGGCAAAAGTTGGTTTGACTACAACCTTGCAAAATCACACAGCGTAAAATTTGATGAAGTATGGGCAATTAATGCTGTGGCTTCAGTAATATTTCATGACCGTGTGTTTATGATGGACCCGCCAAGCAGATTTCTTGATACACAAGATGCAGGCGGACAAACTGACTGCATGAAAGAGCTGCTAACAAATCATAACAAGCCTATCTACACATGTGAAAACGATGCAAGATGTAAAAACCTAGTTGAATATCCTGTACAAGAAATAGTAAAAGAAACCAATTGTCATTATCTAAACAATACGGTGGCTTATGCAGTTGCCTTTGCTTACTGGAATGATGTAGCCAACATAAAGTTATTTGGTATAGATTTTACATATAAGAACAACTTATATTTTGCAGAAGCAGGAAGAGCCTGCGTAGAGTTTTGGCTAGTAAAATGTATGGAAAAAGGTATTCAGGTTGAGGTAGCATCTAGTAGCTCATTGCTAGATACAAACATCCCCGGTGAACAAAGACTATATGGATATCATCGTTTGAAAGACCCTTATGTTCCTGTTCAGGGTAAAGATGGCTTAGAAGTAAAAAAAATTAGCGAGCTTAAAGTTCAAAAAAAACAAATATTGCCACAAATTGCAGACAGGTATGATAGTCACCTTAAAGCGCCGGAGCCAAATAAATGGTAATTAAAATAACGCCTGACGGAGTGCCTGAACTGGGCATGGTTGAGGTAGCTACAACCAAGTTTGGAGGTCATCCACCTGAGTTTTGGGCAAAGCAATTAACAGAAAAAATAGTTGGTTTTTCGGACGATAATGAAGAACATGTAAAAGCTCAGGCTAGAGCTTACCAAGATTTAATTTACCAAGTTTGTTTGATATATATTAAAAATGCTTTAAAATCTTATAAGGCTACCTTAATTCAAGATTTATCTAGTGGAGGTAGTGAAGATTTAGCAAAAATAATAAAAGGTATTTAATATGGCAATTACATCTACTCTTACAACAAGCTTTAAAGTAGAGCTTTTGACAGGAACACATAACTTTACTAATTCTAGTGGTAACAGCTTTAAACTGGCTTTATATACAAGTTCAGCTACCTTAGGTGCTACTACTACTGCTTTTACCACAACTGGTCAAGCAAGTGGTACTAACTATACTTCAGGCGGAGCTGCATTAACTAATGTAACGCCGTCAGCTACTGGTACTACTGCAGTAACGGATTTTTCTGATTTAACATTTAGTACAGCAACGATTACAGCTAGAGGCTGTATGATTTACAACGATACTAATGGTGATAAATCAGTAGCAACCATTGACTTTGGTGGAGATAAAACTTCTACTGCAGGTGATTTTACTATTGTATTTCCTGCTAAGGCAGCAGCCACAGCTATTATTAGAATAGCTTAGAAGATGAAACATGCCGTTTGCAAAGTTTCAATTTAAAGCAGGAATAGACAGAGAAGGAACCAGTTACACTAATGCGGGTGGTTGGTTTGATGCTTCTCTTGTCAGATTTCGTAAAGGCTTTGTAGAAAAAATAGGCGGTTGGACAAAACAAACCGCTACATCATTTTTAGGTACATGTCGTAACCTATTTCCATGGATATCATTAGAAGGTAATAAATACTTATATATCGGCACGCATTTAAAAGCATACATACTTGAAGGCACAAGCTTAAACGACATCACCCCCATAAGAGCAACAACAACCAATGGTGTAACTTTTGCTGCGACAAATGGCTCTGCAACTATTACAGCTACAGATTCTACTCACGGAGTTGTGGTTAATGACTTTGTTACTTTTAGTGGTGCGGTAAGTCTTGGCGGCAACATTACAGCAACCGTTTTAAATCAAGAATATCAGGTCGTGTCAGTACCAAGTGCAAATACATTTACGTTTACAGCAACAGCTACAGCAAATGGTAGTGATACAGGAAATGGCGGCTCAGGAGTTGATGCAGCTTACCAATTAACTGTAGGTTTAGACGTGTTTATACAATCCACAGGATATGGTTCAGGTACTTGGGGTCAAGGTGCTTTTGGTGCCTCTACCAGTTTAAGTTTTGCTAACCAATTAAGATTATGGTCATCAGATAACTTTGGTGAAGATTTAATATTGCATCCTCGAGGTGGCGGTATTTATTATTGGGATGAGTCCAACGGCACTACTACAAGAGCTGTAGACATTACTACGCTTGCCGGAGCAAACCTATCTCCTACAGTTGGATTACAAACCATAGTAAGTGATACAGATAGACATGTTATTGTATTGGGCGCAGACCCGGTATCAGGTGGTGCAAGAACAGGCGTTGTTGACCCTATGAACATAGCTTTCTCAGACCAAGAAAGTATTACCGAGTGGGAGCCAAAAACAACAAATACAGCAGGCTCTCTAAGACTATCTTCAGGTAGTGAAATTAGAGGTGGCTTAAGAGCAAGACAAGAGACATTAATATGGACTGATACTTCTATGTATAGTATGCAGTTTGTTGGACCGCCACTAACCTTTGCAGTTAATTTAATCAATGAAGGCACAGGCATGATTGGACCTAATGCAGCTATCAACTCGCCTAATGGAGTCTTTTGGATGGGCGATGATGGTTTCTATTCCTACAATGGTGCGGTTCAAAAACTACCTTGCAGTGTATTAAGTTATGTACAAGAAGATTTAGATTTGGGTCAAGCATTTAAAGTGTTTGCACTATTAAATAAAGAGTTTAATGAAGTATGGTGGTTTTATCCTGCAGAAAGTGATGGAACTGATGAGATATCAAGATATGTAATATACAATTATTTAGAAGGCGTTTGGTCTATAGGTCAGTTAGTTAGAACTGCTTGGGTTGACCAAAATGTATTCGGTAAACCATTAGCCACTGCTAATAATTATTTGTTTAACCAAGAAGACGGCGATGATGCAGACGGCTCACCTATGGATGGGGTCTTTATTGAAAGCTCAGACTTTGACTTACAAGAGGGCAACAACTTTACATTTATCAGAAGAATCATGCCTGATGTAAAATTTTATGGCACTAATGTTGAAACAGGTGTTCCGCAGATTAATATGTTACTTAAAACTAGAAACGCACCAAGCGAATCTTTGACCACCAAAGCGACCACAGACATATCAAATAACACCGACCAAGTGCATGTAAGAGCAAGAGGAAGACAGGCTGTATTAAGATTACAAAGCGATGATGATGCTGCAGTGGGTAACAGAACAGGTTATAAGTGGAGATTAGGATATACAAGACTAGATATCCAGCCTGACGGTAGAAGGTAATGGCTAAATTATTGCCAAGCAGGCTGCCCTTAGCAACGCAAGAGGTAACGCCTGAAGTCTTTAATAGACTGGTTAGAGTTTTAGAGATTAACTTAGGGCAATTTGACCCTAACAGCACGCCTAGGTTTAACGCTACAGAACTAGCAGAATTGAATTTTGTACAAGGTGATGTAATATGGAATACAACACTTAATGTATTACAGGTGTATAACGGCAATGAATGGATTGATTTGACGTTATTTGATGAACAAGGATATGAGGCAACAGCTACTTTAGGCTTTGTCTCTGTTATAACTGGTGGTAACATATCAGTAAATATTACATAGGAAAGTATTATGGTAGATTTAAAAGATAGAATAAACAATTTAATGGGCGAGGTAAGGCAGCCTATGAGATTTGCAGAAGGCGGTATGGCTGACATGTCGCAACAAGAAGGTATGGCTGAGATAGAAATGTCTAAAGAAGAAGCTATGCAAGAAATATTTATACCATTAGCTGAAAATGGCTATGAGCAAGAAGTTATGGCTATATTAAATAACCCAATAGATTCAGAAGTATCTATGCAGGCACAACAAGTATTAGCACAAGTTTTAAGCCAAGACCCTGAATTTGATATGAATGACTTTCAAATGGCTTTGTCTCTAGTAGCACCACAATAAGATTGTTGGATGTTGGCTCAAACTAACATAGAACAAGAATACCAACTAAAAAATCTTTTACTTGGCTTTGCGTCAGACTGGTTCG